TTTAATAACAGTGAGATTTCCTCAGCTCAAAGAAGTGTTTATAAAAACATGGCCCGCAATTATTGGAGACTTAATAGATTTTGTTCCCAAAGAATTAGTAAAAGACGCTGTTAAGAAAGTTCACCAGTTCTTATCCACTGATAGAAAGATCAACTTCTACCTTTCCGAAATAGCGCACAACGACGAAGGTTTTTTAAGCTGGGGTAGGAATTCCGGAAAATATGACCATGACAAGTCTTGGGTTGAAAACTATCTACGATATAAACCGGGCGTAAGGAACAACCTAACTCAACAACTAGCAAAGCTTCTTATTCCTGTTAACCTTTTGCTAAAAGAAGCAAAAGAAATGGAAATATCATATCCTAAGATCCGTGACGTTCCGGAATTGATCTACGAATACATGAATCAAAAAGATTTATACAGTAACTATCCACTATACGGACAAGTAATCGCACAAACGCTGAGAGATGTATCTGTTAAACTAGTCGGTGATACTGTATATGTTGATCAGAGAGACTGGGCCGAGCCCGACTAACAATGTTTAAAATTCTAAAGCACTTGTTGAATAAAATTAAATAAATAGATATAAACTTATACCGAGGAAGAACTGTGCCAACTAACAACGATTCACCGCAGAGAAAACCCGCACAGGGCGAACCGCAACGTGCTCGTCCCTATGCTGATCCTGCTGATCGCAATGACTTTCCCATTGACATTGATCAACCAGGTGGACCAGTTCCTGCAAGATACAATGAGCCAGCGGGAGAAAAAGCCGCAGGTGACGACAAGCCCAAAGCTGGTGCTCCAGATTTAAAGAAGTCAAGCGCCGCTGACACTCGTTCAAAGACTGCAAAGATTGCTCCTACAGATGATATGCGAGCAATGCTTAATCGTATGCAAGACATCGATACAGCAGATGAAATTGACGACGATGAAGCAGCCCGTAGAGCAGGACTAGGTGCGCAACAAGATCGTCGCACTCCAAACATGGACGCAGGTGAGATCCGTAGAGTTATTCCGGAATATCCAAATCTTCCATCAACTATTCGCAACGACCTAGCAGTGGTAAACCAAGACTTAGATGCTTCTGGTTCAGTATATCCAGAATGGCATACTATTGCCAATCTTCCAGGTTACATGAGTCGAGCTATAAGAGCAATGGGTCGTGGTAGCTTTAAAATGTTTACTAACACACCTTTAGAAGAAATTGTTACCATTGCCAATGTCAACAATCAAGGTCCTAACAGCGATAGAGAACTTAACGCAGTGGCAGGTTGGCTCAAAGCCAATGGTGAAGACCTAGGCGAAGTTACCATTGATTATAGTCGTGCCATGCCCGGCTATGAACCAAAGGTGCGTGAATTCAAGCTAGGGGACACTCGTTTCCATTTTGTCATGGATCAGTTTGGTAAGTACATCTATGCGTATCCAGAAAAGGATGCAGTGTCGCATGGCGGCGCAAATGAATTAGGTTATAGTGGAAGCACTGACGAAATCGAAAGAGACGAGTACGGCGCTCCAATTAAAAGAATCAGTGAGTCAGGAAAGAATATGAGCAGCACATCAATTAACGAACACCTTAGAAATTTAGTTAACCAACTAGAACTCATTCAGGAATCTCGTACAGACGAAGATCTTAATCGCGAAATTATGGAAAGTCTTTTCAGCGAAGAAGAACTCGACGAAGCAAACATTCGTAAAGTTCGTGATCCCGAAACAAAGAAGATGGCGTGGAAGTCAACTGAGGAACAGCCTTATTCAACACTGGATAAGCTAGTTGGTTCAGTTCCCGGCGGCAAGCAAATGGTTTCTTATGTACACAAGATGAAGGACCTTTGGGGACTTGATGCAGATGCGTCTTGGGGTGCAATGCCTGCTCGCGGTAACGGTAAAGACGTTGCTTGGAGAGAATTTAAAAACCATCCTGACAAGTTCATTATTATTGTCGGCGACTCGGGCGTAGCTGCAATTAAGCCCAGTGAAGAACAAATGAAGGCGCAGGCTGCAAAAGCCAGAGCTAAAGGCAAGTCCTATGATCCAGCCATGGATAATACTTTAAAGTATCAAGTCAAGGCTTATACTGCTAGAGGTGCTGTTCCTAATCAGTTAATTGCTGATCCGAATAGAGAACCAGATGATGAATATCCAATGCTTCACAGAGGTCGCGGCGGTCTTCCTACTCGTCGAGATGTTCGTAACACAGAAAACATCTTTGATCGCTTAATTGATGTAATCGGATATCCAAGCAAGATCGTTTATGCACAGGATGCTGTTCCGCGTGAAAAGAGAGAAAAGAGATTGGCTGCTAAATCAGCTACTAAAGTTTCTCCTGCAACAGTTGATGATGTCAAGGAAAAAATCAAACCAATCTTCCTACGTCTTGTACAGCAGACACTAGGACGCATTGGACCTCAGATCGGTCGCTTGTCACAGGCAGGCAATTACGAACAGGCAAACAATCTTTCACAGAGCGGCCAAAGATTGCAGGCTCTAGCAACTGCGCTTGATACAGAAAATATTAACTGGAACAATACATATGGTCCGCTAGGCGATTTCCATAGAATTATGATTTCCAGCGTTAATGCAATGACTGACGGTATGAGCGATGAAGAAAAGAAAGATGCCATTGCTGGACTAGCAAGTGGCAAGGCTGCTTATCTCAGCGATCTCCTAGCAGAACTTAGAAACAAACTCTTTAAGATTTACAGCTTACCAAGGTATTAATATTAATGCGCATCACAGAGTTATTTGAGTCTAAGAGTATCCTTTTAGAAAACCTTACCAAAGGTTCTGAAAATATTCTTAAGAACGCTAAACTAGTTACAAACATTGCTGCTCAATTAAGAGACGACTTTACTATTCCACCGAAAATGGCTCGTCAGTTAAGTCGAATGGATGACGAAGAAGCAGTTCGCTGGTTCCTCGGAGAACTCGATCGCATGGAGCAAGAAGGAGCCGACGGAGTTCCTTATAGCCGCGAAGGCAAACTACATATGTGGATTGCTCAAAATTATGCCAACGGAGCGGATCTTTGGGAAGACATTGAAGGCGAGCTACAAGACACACTCCGCGACTTTATGATTCTTAGAAATCGTAACCTACTAGCTGAACGCCATCAAGAAATTAACAATTACAAAGGTGTTAAAGCATTACACCGTTATCTAGTAACTCATTATCAGAATGCACTTAACGATGTTAGAGAAAGTGCAAAGTCAGCGGCAATGACTAAGAAAGCAAGATCAGTTATGCTTGCCGATGTTCCAGAGTACAAACTATATCTATTACAAAATAGAGGCGCTGCAATCATTCACGGTAAAGGCGCAACATTCTGTACAGCAAATACAAACAGTGATGTTAACTGGAACAGTTATTCATCTAAAGGCGCATTGTTTGGATTAATTCCAAAAGGCTCGATGGTTGTTAAAGCAGGCGGCATGTTTAAAGCAGGAACCGATCCCAAAGACCTAGTTCAAGAAAAGTTTCAGTTTGATGGACCTTCACATAGCTTTAGAAACAATCTAGATCTTAACGAAAAGCCAGAAACTATCAAAGAAAGATTTCCCTATCTGTTAGACGACCTTATTAAAGGATTGAACGCTAACAAAGCCGAAATTGAGAACCCGCCTACAGAACCAAACATCGAAAAGAAATCATACGATGTTGACAAAACTTTAGAAGTTCTAAAGAAAAATCTAGGTCAATACTTTACAGATAAAAAGCGCCCAGTTCTTTCAGAAGACGATGTTAATAACATTGCTTGGTTTGAAGAAAACTTCAAAGAAAATGATATAATTAACGTAACTAATCCGAGAGCTACTCCGCGTTATAAATTCCTAGGTGCAGGCAAAGATAGTACAACATACAGTATTGAAAAGCCAGACGGCACAGTTGTTGAGTTAGGCAAAGCAAGAATTGCTAGGGCTAATAAAGCTGCTGCTGAATATAGAGCTGCAGGCGAAGCTGGCGACGAACCTGAAGTCGAAGAACCAATTACGTAATAAGTTGTAATATTGTTTCTATCTTAATTCGAGTAGTTTTTGAATTTAATGTAGTTTTTACACCTTGGTGCAACGGCTTAGGCCATCGGTCTATTTCTACCCAACAGTATCCTGCATGTTCATGATTTAAACTAGGAATAAATTCATCATCGACAATTAATACATAGGTATTATAATAAAACAATTGGTCGTTAGATTCATAGCTTTCAATAGGGATAGTTTTCTCAACATTGGGCAAGCATCCTAGTTCTTCTTGTATTTCTCTCATAAGAATATCATGATCAGTTTTGTCACTAGGTTCTTTTTTTCCTCCCGCTAATCCCCAAGTACCTGCAGTCTTTCCTTGAGTTCTTAGTAGCAGTAAAAATCTTTTTGTTTTGCGAGAAAGAAATAATCCTCCTGCGCAAGTTATGTTTGTCATAAAACTAATCGCCATTTCAATGGTTCGTAGATGCCTTCATAACTCTTAAGCCATGCTTCGCCATCCCATGCATACTGTATTCCAGTACGACTATTAGTTATATAAGTGACTTCAGTTGCGGCCGCAGCATTGAATATAGTTGTCCACTGAGTGCCGTTCCATTGAATAATATTATTAGCCTGTGCTACAAAGTCCGTTCCGTTAGAATTTTTCCAAGCATCTGGACCGTCTTCACCTAGCGATAGGTCAGCATTGATATCATCTAAGATTAAAAATCTTGTGTCTACTTCTGGATTAGTAATTGAACCGTTAGGTAATGTTATTCTAGGATCAAATCTAGCAGGATCGATAACTGCATCAACAGTTCCTCTAGGAAGAAGATTGTTTAAATCTGATATTAACGTATTCATCGGAATAGTATCAGTATCCCAATTAACATGCATGATAGAATCATCAGACGGATCTAAACTCAAGAATCCAACAATTTCATTTCCGTCAGGCTTGAGTAATCGAACTTGACTTAGTCCTGCTGTAAACTTACCTGGATAGAAATCTAAAATATTTGACCACACAACATCTGGGCCAAAGTGCTGCGGCGGATCAATCTTATTACTATTTGTCACAGATCGATTACCCTCAGGTGCAATAAGTTTGGCAGTATTGTTTATAATCATAACACTAAGATCGCCGAGAGTAGTAACTTCTACAGCAATTGGATTACGACCATAATAGAAATCGGTATCGCCGCCCTCGATCAACCCTCTCATAGATTCAATAGTACCCGGACTTTCATCAAAAATGGATGCAATAATCTTCGTGATAATTCCTAGTTGTTTAACCTTTGCCGGCGATGTAATCCAGATAGGAGTAGTAAAGTTCATTGTAAGAATATCAATATCTTGCTCTAATCCCTGCGGAATTTGTCGTGACGAGAATGTTACATCCTTAAGTTCAATTACACTAAGACTAGTCCAGTCAATGTAATTGTTAGAAGTTTGTATTTCCATCGAAGGATTAAACAACACTGAGATCTGTTCAAACAGTTGTAGCTTTTGATCTAAGTTAGTCGTCCAAATATCTGTAGTAAGAGTTAGATTAAACGGAGTAGGCATAATGCGCTCTACAGTATAATTTGCACCTTGAGTATTTAGATATTCATTACCGGCTGCATCATATGCACGTTCACGAATATTGACTTTTGAAATAAATGTCGGATCCTGAATACGATCACGGGCAAACTCAACGTTTTTAATATAGCAGGCAATAAAAGGAGCACTTGCTACAATGTTCTCTGAGTTCTTTTTCATTACCTGCGCAACTTGTCGATTCATATCCCCGTAACGAACAGGAACTTGTACAGTTTTGCCCTTTGAATCTTTGTATGAAAAGTTACTCATCAGTCTCATAAATTGACTAAGGTATCTTTTTATTTGAGCGTCATAGAAGTGTTCCATTAATTATCTGCCTTAGGTCGTAGTGCTTTTGATAGAGCTTGTCTTTCTTGAACAACCTGTCCTGCAATAGTTGCAGTATTATTATTGTTAATAAAGCTAGTCTTTTGTGTTTGTCTAGTTAATGTAGTATATGTCGACGTCGAAGAATCTTGTTGCTTGACTGCAGGATGATCGGAATTGGTTAGAGTCATTCTTACATTGTCTTCAAATCTAATCCAATGTGTGCCATTGTATCGAAACAATCTGTTTGGAAAATAATCAGTTCTTAAATGGAACTGTCCTTCAACTAATCCCGATACAGGGAAACTAATTCCGAAACTATAGGGCGCACCGTTAGGTGGTCTGCCATCATCAGTTAAGTAACCTACATAATAATTCTTGTCTGGTGATTTGAATATCGTCGAAGCATCGATGTTGTGTCCGTCCTGTGAAGCATCTAAGTCTCCGTCTGCGGCAAACTGTACATCGATCAATCCGTCTTCTGGGCGTCTAGGTAGTACATAGTATTGATGTGTGTCGTACCCACTCAGTCCGGCATCGCGCTCTGCTTGGTCGATGATTTCTTGGTTAATTGCAATGTCTCTATTGTAAGTGCTGAGTAGATCTTTAATAGTAGTTCCGTCGCCTGCGCCTGCATCAGCATTAAGGATATCTGCATATTCTTGTGTGTCTACTAACGGTACACACTTAATTCTTAGCAAGTGCGGATACCACGTAGGACTAAAACCAACCGAAGCACGAGTTACGTCTTGTACTACATAAAATCTTTTCAATGCAACTGATGCATCATCTAATGCATATTCGTCCTTAAGGTGCGGAAGCTCTAAAACATCTCCGGACATAAGTTTACGCTGCAATGTATTAACACAATTACGTAAATGAAAATGCAAGAACAAACTATCGTTGTTTAAGAAAATACCAAATTGACTTAGATTAAAATCTAAATCTTGCATTTGATAAATGGTTCGCATCACATAAACATCAGGTTCATATTTGCGATCTCTGTTTTCCATTAAGATAACATCTTGAATGCTTAGTTCATCCATGAAACCACTTTTTTGACTTACAGTGTTTTCGTCGTTGGGATCGATTGCAGGACCTGCATACTTGTGTACAAATACATCAGTTCCGCCTGTTTGAAATTGTTCTTCAACAATACGGTCGATGAATTTGAAATCGTTTCCCTTCTCGGGTCTGTAAAGTGAGAGTCTTGGCATAGTTACCATATTTATATAAATATTACCATGAGCACAATTGAAACCGTACGCCAACCTGTTGTTGAATACATTAAAGCTATGCTAGGTGATGGCATGGTTGATGTAGAATTAGATCCTATACATTATAATACTGCAATTGATAAATCCTTTGCAAAGTATAGACAGAGGTCATCTAACGCAGTTGAGGAAAGTTTTGCCTTCCTTACAATGGAACAGGATGTTAACGAATACACACTAAGCCAAGATGTAATCGAAGTTCGAGACGTATTTCGTCGTAGTATTGGTTCTAGAACAGGCGGCGGTGACGGCGGATCATTGTTTGAACCGTTTAACCTTGCATACTCTAACACTTACTTGCTAAGTTCGAGTAACATGGGCGGTCTTGCTACTTACTATGCGTTTGCTTCCTATCAGAAGTTAGTCGGTAAGATGTTTGGTAGTTACATTCAATTTACTTGGAATCCTTCAACTAAAAAGTTAACTATCATGCAACGTCCAAGAGGCGAAGAAACTGTGTTACTTTGGCTATACAATTACAAACCAGACTTTGTGTTGTTAAATGATCCTTATGCAGGCACTTGGCTTAAAGATTATGCACTAGCACAAGCAAAAATTATCTTAGGGCAGGCACGTGGCAAGTATGGTCAATATGCAAGTCCACAGGGCGGCGTCACACTCAATGGCGATGCATTGATTCAACAAGGCAAAGAAGAAATTGAAAAGCTCGAACTTGAACTAACAAATTACACTGAAGGCGGAAAGCCAATGTGGTTTGTTGTTGGATAACATCGTGAGAAAATATATTAATCTTGTAGAAGCAGTTAATAAAGGTTGCCCTGTAGCAACTCACGACATTGATTTGAATCTAAAGAATCGTCAAACTGCTATTGATGAATACATGTACGGACCAGCTAATCCCGACAAGCCCGAATCATATTGGAAAGATTTGAGCAAAGTTTTTGGCATCAGTGAAGCAACTGCAAAAACTATGATGTGCGGTAATTGCGCAGCGTTTGACGTTAGCGACAGTATGCGCGATTGTATAGCAAGTGGCATCAAGGGCGATGAAGATAATATCGATCCTAATGCTACAATTAACCTAAGTGATCTTGGGTACTGCAACTTTCTACATTTTAAGTGTGCAGGAAGCCGTAGTTGCAAAGCCTGGGTCACTGGTGGACCTATCACCGAAAAAGATAAGAATAAAAAAGCAGATTAACTTAACGGTTGACTTTTAATCAATGTTGTAGTATACTGGAACTATGATTATAGGAATTACTGGCCTAATTGGCAGCGGAAAAGATACTGTAGCAGACTATCTCTGCACATTTCACGGATTTAAAAGAATTAGTTTTGCCGAGTCTCTTAAGGATGCTGTTGCAGCAATCTTTAATTGGGATCGGGAATTGTTGGACGGTGTTACTAAAG